TTATCCACTAAATCCGCAGCATATCATGGTAATGAAATCATCATGCTTGCTTTTTAAATCATCAATCACTTTTTCTTCTTGTTCGGGTGTTATTAATCTTTCCCCCGTTTGTATACAATACCAATAATTCCTTTTAACGCTAAAATTATATCCTAAATATGGTAAAGTCACATCTTCGGTAAGTTCTTGCATTTTATACCCATCTGAATTTATCATAATCCTTTATTTTTTATTGGATGATTCCCTTAATTCTTTCAGGCATTGATTCATTAAATGAGAATGAAGATAGGCGGTAGATTCCATCTCTATAACCATATCCACATTCAATGTAGGCAACATAAATTGGAGTATATGTATAATCTCATGCGCCAATATAGTATAACTTGAATCGTTAAATTTAAAAGACTCTGTGAATATAATATAAAACAGTTGTATTGAATGCCCTTTATGCTCAATATTTCTGTATAACGCAAAGAACTTCCCATTATCAATGGTTTTCTTATCTCCTTCCAACCCGTACAGCCATTCCTTTGCCCCTGTCTTTTTTAAGTGCTTATAGAGTTCATCATATGTGAATCCATTACTAAACAAAACAGTTGATGGGAAAATACCACAATCCAAATATCTTATTATTTTTACTCGCTTACTCATACCGTCGCCTTTACACTCCCAATTACATAATCACTTTTCAACATGAAGAAAATGCGCATCATAATCATATCGGCAAAATCTGGGCTTCTGCCTAAACGCTCCCTTATCGCATCCTTTGGCTCTAATCTTATCTTGCCATCATCTGCTAACGGAAGTTTACATATCTGCTCTAATTCTTCAATTATCTGCTTTCGATATTCTTTACATTCGATATAGATTTCATTCTTTTTAACCATTTCAGCGAGTAAGTAATAACATTGGGCTTTCAGATTGAAGAAGTTTTCATTCCGGCCATTTACTTTTATTGGTGAGCCACCATTGTGAAACTCCTTTGCCCCTTGCAAATACCCTGTCTTACCACTTTGCCTGACAAATCTCTTTAATCCATCAGCATCATATACGACATTTGATAAGGTGATTGTATTTTCAATTCGTAGATCATGAATCTTTTTACTTACCATGGTTTCATCAATCTTATCAATGGCGATTATTTTCTTTAATACCCAGCCATGCCAAATGCCAATAACAAATCTATCTGAACCCTCATAAGCTATATCTGCTGTGAGATATTTACGCCCATCTGGTTTAATGAATTCATTTGTAAAGATATTGAGTATGTCGTTATAGTCGAATAAGGCGTTGGGGTTATCGTCAAATTCCCAATTCCCTTTAACAAGCCTTTGAATTTCATTTGGTGAAAGTATCTTTAAAAGGTTGGCGATGTAATCCCCTGGTAACATCTTATTATCCTCGGGTAAAGCCTGAATAAACTTTTTATGTGATTCGAGCTTGTTCTCTTTGAACTTTTTGTAATATTCTCGATACAGGTAGTTTTTTGCAGGATTACAAGTTTGGAGTAGTTTAGGCGCCAAGTTATATTCTTTGTTTTTCCAACGGCCAATGGATGCCTGTAGGTTTGTTTTCGCTTCTTCTTCAAACTCTCCGGCCTCTTCTATCCATCCCCTTGTTATCTGCATGGAGCCAAATCGCATGTAATGTGGGTCACTTGGTAAATACTTTGCATCCAATAAGAATACTTTTGAGCCGTTGTATAACTCAAAGTAATTATCCATGCCATTATACTTGTAGTACTGCTCAGATACACCCCATATCTTTAAAACCTCATGTATGGAAGGTATTGTGAACTTTCTAAGGTCATTTAGTTTCTTACGGGCAATGAAGTAATGCGTTTCGGGATATATTAAAGCATCCCCGAATATCAGAGATACCCCTGTGAATGACTTTGCAGAACCTTTTGATCCACCATATACAATATCAATAGTTTCAGAATCGAGCCAATACCTTGCGCACTCTTTCTGCTTATCGTTACCATTTGTATTGAATCGGATCTGGCGCACTTATTTATTTAAGAAAAATATATGTAGCGATTAGGCCTAAAAAAGACAATATAAATACCCCATAAATGACTTTGCTTAGTATCTCCTGTTCTTTTATTTGCCTTGCTGTAACATTACCAACCTTTGCAAGAACTGTCTGCAATTGATACATCTCAGTCCGCAATGAATAATCTTGCGTATCCTTAAATTGCTTTCTCAGATAATTATATCTGTCGTTTATTTGCGCGTATGTCCATTTAGATGTGTCGTTCATGATATCATAAATCTGGTATTGCACATGGTGACAATCCTTCGGGTATTTCGAATGTCTCTGGCATATTAATAAACTCATATGTACTATCATGCTGAATAATGAGATACCATTTATCTTTTTTAAGAATATACCCTTCTGGGTTTTTAGGCGACAGTATTATTTCTTTTGTAATAAAATCAATTCGCTTTAGCGTATACAAACATTTGTTGATATGCAAATCCTCTTTAGTTATAACTGAAATAGAACCTAATATCTCCAATGCGGTTAATTTTGCCATAATTTCATTTTGTTTAGTTTTTTATTGTCTCCACACGGTGAGCAAATGGCACCTATTTACGGTTTTATTATACTCTTCGATATGGTTTTGTTTAATTTTTAATCTATTTTCATACCTGTGATTTGCTCGATTTGTATCGGATTATCTTTGTCCCCAGATAGTTTTATGGAGTCTCCATATTGTTTAGGCGAGGATTTAGATGCTTGCCATTTTAGTGTATCTATTACAACCTTCGCACTATTAGAGTCAATTAGACCTTGTTGCAGATTATTGATAACTGAATTTATCTTGTGTTCAAATGTTTCTGCCTTATCCTCGCGCGCATGTGCGTACAGTGCTGATAATTCTTTATCATTCCTTTTCCAATTACAAAAAGTTCCCCAACATGGAAATCTATCGTCGCTCTTTAATATTTTAATTATATCCTCCCCATCGGATACTCTCGCGCATATCTCTTTAAATATATCTACGCTTGCTTCGCTAGGTCTTCCACGCTTAACAGGTGGCTTATTAACCGGCTTCTTTACTGTGGGCTTTTTCTTTATGGGTTTCTTTGGTGCCATTGATTTATGAGTTTAATATCCTATCCCAATCCGGATTCTGTGCTCTTGGTAGCTTCGCCTTGCTGTGGTGTATCATCTGAATTTTGCATAGTTAAATATGGTTTATACGACTTTCTTTAAACTTTGGCAACTTATCATCAGCCCGAATGCATGAAGATTCAATTCTCTGCGCTCCCGGCTTATTCGTTCCCTTACAGGGTTGTATGATGGATATTTCCACTTAGTTACACCGCCTAGTTGCTTACCTCTTATCTCATAAGTTCCTAAATGAAAATTATATACACCTAGTGCTTTACATGGCTTATTTGTCTTGTTGATGAAGTAAATCATGATTGCATCGCTGTAAAGTTCATTCGATCTGCGTTTAGGTGATTTCATTTTCTGGGTATGCTTTTAATGGCCAAATCATATTCCTGTTTAGTGATATACCTTGTTCCGCTTGGAAATACTATCATGTATTTATCACCTGAAAACGTGTAATAACCTCTCTCGCTGCCGTTGGTTGTCCAGGCTCTTGTACAATCATAAATGTAATCTGCAGTATGAAGTTTTATAAATACTTTACTTGATTTGCCGGTGCCTGATGTTCCATCATTGCATACATAGCTGATGTTTATGATACCGTAGAAATTATACAGGGGTGTGAAGGATACTAATCCGGCTGTGGTTATGATGATTTGCCCTTTACCCTTTAACATTACTGTATCATTCGGCTTATAAGTAGTTTTGCCAATCTTGTAAGATGTGACAACTATTTTATCCCCGTTTGGGTCTTTATCATTCGACAAAATATTGAAGGGTGCAAACGTATTCCATTCTGCAATAAGTGTGTCAGGCTTTGGTGTTGGTTTCTGCCCATTAGCACACTTGGCAATGCATAACATTGCTATCAGGAGCAAAGCGGTGTATCCGGTATTGAATATTTTTTTCATATTAAATGGTCGGTCTTCTTTGATTCATGGATTGCATAAGGTCAATGTGTGGATTACTGATTGATTGAACGCTGTCGATATACTCTTGTGCTTCTTTGTAGCGTTTATCTTCGCACAATCTCTTTAAATGCTTGTAGTGATTAACCTGAACGCCTTCGCCAGTCTGAACAGCGTATTTAGCTTCCGGATTTATCGGCTTCCCTTTTACATCTTTGTGGCCGGCTTCTAACAACTGTGAGCCATAAACCAATCTTAATGTTTTTTGCCCATCAGATGTGTAGCAAATCGGCAATTGTGATGCAACCGCCTTTAAATGTTTGATGTCGGAAGAATTTAATTTCATATTTAGTCATTGAATTTATTTAAGCATTACAAAGTAAACTCTAATATTTATTGATATTCCGACAACATGGCGACGGATTATTTATCGCTTAATTTCTGCCTTATCTGCTGCAAATGTGTTTTAAAGGCGGTGTTTGTACTTATCAAATCTTCTGCACGATTAATGAACTCTACTGCACTTGCATGGCTTTTTCTGCCCATTGCTCTACTAACAAGTCCCTTGTGTTGGGTTACATGAGAATAAAGAAGTAGTGCATACATTGGTCTTGCATATTCCAGAACTCCGACCTTTGATTTTCCCATTAAATCATCAGATGAAATTTCGTATTTATCACATACAGCTTTTTTTACCTGAATTTCGGTGTAATAAACTATGATTTTATTTTCTAAACCTATTGACTTTTCGGCACTTTCAAGAGTTTGTGATGTTTTTGTGATGCAATATAAAATGCTGTTATTAAATCTGGAATCCTTCCTGCTTTCGGCTCTTGGTATTATATTGGCGAACCAATTTTTCGACTGCCCTAACATCCTACTTATTTCATATTGATTAACTGTATAATACTTCTTTAAAAGCATTGCTGCAATCGCTCTAGCGTCCGGCAAATGCCCCTTTTTTGATTTTGATTTTAAGTCACTCTCCGAAATTCCATAAAAGCTGCATACTGTTTTAATAATGATCTTGTCAATAGGTTGTTTATTCATTGGTGTTAATTGGATTTTCTTATTTTACTTTTATGCACTCTAAACTGATCATGAGGGTGGTTTTCATTGCCCACATAATAAAACATTCCGGTTTTTGTAACGCTGAATACGTGTACTTCTACAGATAAATGCTTCTTATGGTTTATGATGTAATCTACTGTCATTGCTTGAGTTTATTCAGAATTTCTATCGCTTTAATTTTTACTTCTTCTGTTATACCTTTGTAAACATCTGTTTGAATATAATTATTTCTCTGTTCATAAAGCATATCTGAATCATCGTCAAGTATCAAATAGGTGTAGTTTTCATTTAGCTTATTGGTCTTCATTTTCTGGAATGAGCCATCTTCTTTATATAAACTATATTGCTCTTTTAATTCGGGGCTTCCATGCCAAGGATAGGACATATGCCTGTCCACCCAATGCTTTATTTCATTGCCTCGCACTATTGGCAAAGAACTACCTTCGATAGTTTCGTGATACCCTCTTATTGTAATTCCTTTAACTTTGCTCCACAGGAAATCGGTAAAACCATGTTCTTTAAGGGCGACTTCCATCTTATACATGGCAGTCCTCCAACTACTTGAAATTATAATGTAAGCATCGGTTTCTTTGATTATTTGCTCTAAATTAGCCATTGACAAATTATTAAACCTATCAAAGTTTTCAGTAGCTAAATTTATGACTCCGTCAATATCTAAAAATATAACTTTATTGTATTTCATTTTTTAATTTCAGTTTTAATAACGGACTGAGGCACTCCGTTGGGCTTGTTTGATGTTCTTTGCTTGCGCATGGCGTTTTATAGTTTTTCGATTTCTTGCTTTACTTCCTCCCAATAATTCTTATACATCGAATCTTCCTCAGTCATTTGTGATTCTTCAAAGTAAGAAAGTTTTAGTATCTCATCTACTGCTATTATAGCGCATTGTTTGGCTGCACTTTTTGACATACTTGTAATTTTATATTGCCTAGTTGATTTATGTATTTGCCATTGTAATGAATAGAATTTATCAACTAATTTTTCGGCGTGTTCTTTTGGTGTCATACTTCTATGGTTATTATAGTTCCTTAATTTCTAAATTTGTGGAATTTGCATAGCTATATCAACAATTATAGCATACATCATTTCGTTGTTTTCTGCTTTAAATTGCTTTATTAACCTATCCTTTACCTGATTAAACGCATCGACACGCCTATAAGCCTGTCCTACTGTAATGCCTAGATTCTTTGCGGTCATTTCTGCCATATCTTTGCGGACTTGCATATACTCATCCTCGGTTGTTACCTGTTTAGCGTTGTGGAATGTTTCTTTCATGATATAAATGGTTTAGCTTTTGTGAGTGTAGTTTCAATTTCTTCGCCTAATCTGCTATCTCTGTTGATTGCCATTGAACATCTGTCCAACATATCGTACATTTCTTTTATTAACTCTTTTTGCTTCTCAATTTCACTTTTAAGTGCTGATGTATTAGATTGTAAGTATAGTTCGGCGGATTCGTTCATTATAGTTTCAATATACTTATAATGTGTTCCTCTTAATATGTTTTCAAAATTGCAACCCCTACGATATTTTGCTACTTCATCCTTACATTCCAGTAAAGATTTTTTTGGCTGATGTTTAAATTGATTGGCGTATTCTTCCATTGCATCTAATAACATCAATTTATTAGGCGCTGGCATATTCTCATCCCAAGAATTATGCGCTTTTAATATTTCTGTGTGGGTTTTCATTTTATATTAAGGGGTTTATTTTGTTTAATTTTTCATTAATTGCTTCCGCTATGAATGCTCCTAAACTATCTTGAAAATCCATAGCTTCTTTTTCTGTTTTAAATAAATGCTGTATAGCTCCCCATCCTCTTACATCTAATATTTTTTGATAAGTGCCATTTTGACTTATACCCCATATCATAGTTCCAGAATCATCGTAACTAGCTCTGCCTATAAAATCTTTTATTGTTGGTTGTTTCATGGTGTTTGTGATTCAAAATGTTTAGATATTTCATTATCATATTGGGCTTGATTTTCTTTGCTGTAATAACCCTTTTTAATGAACGATGATATTGTAGGGACAAAAGCTCCAATTTCAGGAATCCCAGAGTCTTTTAACTTCTTTCTCCATATTGCACTAGCCAAAGCCATCATATTTCCGTAGCCTATTGTTTCGCCCAACATTTCAACTGCTTTAATTTCTTGATTTATATTCATGATATTTTTAATTTATTTTTCTGTTTAAAATGTATTCTTTTTCTCTCTGAGCTTTACAGGGTAAAACGCTAAATTCAATTCTTGTTTTCTTTGGTTAAATGCCGGATATTGGTCTTGGTGGTTATGTTCGTAAATCGTCCCTAGCATTATATTTCTCTTTTCCAATCTTAACTTTTTGCTCATTCCTTTTGGTATTACGTGAAGGAATTGGCATACCCACATTTTCATATTGCTTTTATCATATTGCAATGGCATTCCAGATAGTTCGCTAATTCTTGGGCGTTCATTCCATATCTCATTAAATACATCTATTTCGGTTCTGCCTTTACTTCTCTCTATGGTCTTTGCGCTTCTTTTTGGTATAGAATAGCGTTTATTTGCCATTTGCGGAACTTTCTTTGATTGTTTGAGGGTATATGCACACTTCATTGAACAAACCTTTATTAGACTTGAAATTTGATGAAACGGTCTTTCACAAACTTTGCAAGGGATTTTCTTTGGGGTGTATATGCTATTCATATTTAAAATTCCAATTTTTGTTTCTTTTGTCTTTTATAAAATTCTCACATTCTTTCTCAGTTCCAATTATCCAATTGTTGCTTACGCCCTTATAATATTTGAGAACCTTTTTCATATATCAAATCCTTCTATTGACTTTTTATAAGCCTGTTCATTTGCTTTTGCAACCAAATACCCCTTTTCTGTCAATTGTAGAAAATGTGCATCATCAGTCCATTCATTAGCAATCTTAAATGAATTGATATATTGATTATAAGCAAGTGAATGTGAATTTTCTTTATCACTATATCCTTCTACATATTCAGAATTATATCCTTCTAAACTGCCGTAATTATTGACAAAAAATACACCTGCCTTTTCACAGTCTGAATATGCCTTTTTCAGCTTTTTGAATAACTTTTGTTGTTCTGGTGTTAAGTTTACTTCTTTCATATTACAATAGTTCTTTATGGGTTAAACCTCTAAATTTATATCTCATGGTTTTACTCTTGTTCTAAAATTATCTTTGTTCCTTTGGGTAGTGGGGTTAGATATGAGATATTTATAGATTGAGATATCATAGCACCTGACGGCCACAATTCACTGTTAATTGTTATCCCAGTACTCTTGTTAAATACTAAATAGATATCGTTTGTTAACTCTCCCTTCATCAAGCAAGGGAACTTTATGTCTTGAGTTTTCTCTTCGGGTTGGTCGATTGTTATTTTCATTATTTTATTTAATTTATTTTCTCAGTTGTTAAGTACACGAATTTGAATGTTACCGAATGGAAGATGTGCTTTCTTCTGCCTTTTTTGTTGGTCTTATCCAATACGTCCCAAATGGATTTATAATGTAAATTCATCTTACGGGCGGCAATTGGAATGTTTTTGTAACAGCATATAAATTCATGACTATTGTAATCGTAGCAATAGATTTTATCTGTTCTTTTAACGGCAACTTGTCCTTTATTCATGATGAGTTTAAAGGTTATTTATTTTTTAATCTCTTCAACATGAATATGGATATTTCCTTTCTCCCATTCAGGAGGACACGGCTCACTACCTTGCGCATTATTGCCATGTCTAAATATTCCTTCGCCCGGATAATGCACGTACGTATGCTTAATAACCTCTACGCTATATATAGCTTTTAAGGGTGTTTCTTCTATGTTTATGTAAAGTTCTTGCTCCAATTGTTTCGGAGATAGTTTATCTAAAATATTTTTTAATTCTTTGGCTTTCATGATACTTTTTGGTGTTTATATTCGTCAAGTTTTTGATTGTGAATTTCATTGAACTTTTTTGCAGGGTCTTTATTTATAAATTTGCTATATTCACCCTGCCTATAATGCTCTGCTACTTCATTACCTATTACCTGATGAACTACTCCTAATGGTGTATAGTTAGCTATCCATCTACCGGGTATTGCTTCGCGGACGTTTTCCATCTGTAATTCTTCACTTAAAAAGTCTACAATCTCACGGAATGTAAATTGCTTTTTAAAGTACAGGAATATAATTTTAGCGTACAAATTCATGGCTTATAGTATTCTTGTTAATTGGATTTCAAATGCAGCCATTTGTTTACCATGCATATCATTTATGCCTATCAATTTACTAACATGATTATTTAATTCAGGTATTTCTTTGCCATCCGTTATACTGAGTATAATCATATTGTAAAAATCTTTACTGACATCATGTTTTTTGCCTTTTGAGTCTACAAAATAGACCGACTTTGTTAATTCTGAATATTGTAACATATATTTATTTTTTAAAATTGTTTATTATTTGATTGTGTTGATTGTTTCAAAATGGAATTTTATAGGAATTATATTTTCCTGAATGAGTTGATATTTTTTAGCCATCCTATAATTAGCAGAACGCAAATTCAGTCTTTCAACTTGTGCTTGTAATTCGCTTCTAAACAACTCTAAATCAAAGGTGCTTTTCCATTTATTACACACCCTGCATGATGGGTTTAAATTATCAATATGGTTTAAGTCATTGACGGTTAAATGTTGCAAGAAAACAGGAACTCTAAAATTATTTTTGATGTAGATTATAAATTCATTCTGTGGTATAATATGGTCAACCTGCATATCTTTCATTTTTATAAATTCTCCGCAATAAGCACAATGGGCGTGATATTTTTCATATACTTTTATTCTATCTATTTTCATAATGTGAAGTTTTTTATTATTTGATTTCTAACTTGGGTTAAGGTATTGCCCATTAACCAACTATTGCCGGTACAGGTGGTTAAATTTATTGTCATTACGTGCATATCTAAACGGCCTAATTTGAAAAGTCTTAAATGATAAGGCTCTACCGTTTTACATTCAACGCCCAAATCTTCGCATAAGGTTTTTATTACCTCATTAGTTGATGAATCGGGTTTAGTCGAATCAATTACTTTTTGATATGTTATTTGATCCATGTTTCGTTCTTTAAAAACTCTTGTTGATAATAACGCCCACTCACTACATCATAGTAGTATTCACATTCACATGTTTCTCCCCAATGACTAAACTTTACTTTAGTAACCAGCACATATGTTTTACCGCTTGCAAAGTCCCTGTAAATTGTTATTCCATTATCAGTTTTATTGTAAAAATTAGCTGATCCTGAAATATCGTATAACGTAGGGGCTTCATAAACCTCACTATCTTTTTTTCGGTGCATTTTTGTAGGATGTGCAATCATGAAGCAGTGCATATTTTCGCGCTGGCAAAACCTTTCAATCAAATCATAACTGATACTGACATAATCGGTTTCGCTTTTCCCATCCCTCTTATGTTCCAGCTTATTCCAAGCATCTATTACAAAAAAATCAAGTCCATATCTTGTTTTTACCTGTTTAACAGATCTTAATATTGACTCAAGTGTGAAATCGTTTTCAGGCTTGATAAACCACATTTCCCTGTCAAGGTATCCCATAACTCCCTGAACCTCCTCCCAACTCATTTTATCCTCGCCATACCAACCTTTACCAAGTATTTTTCGTGCCATCTTTGAAAAGTGTAACTGTGTAGGCTTATTTTCAGGCGAGTAAAAAGCACCCCTCCATTGTGCATGTCTATGAAGTGATAAAGCAATGTAATCCATGAAATCAGATTTACCATGACTCGGGATACCTGTGATAGTGGTAATATAGCCTTTTGCAAAACGAAGATTAAATCCGGGAATGTTTGTATTTTCTCCCATATCAAGACCGACATGATATAAATCTTCAATATCATCAGCAATATCAGATATAGTAAAACTACCTTCAAGTGGAAATTCTTTAGGGGATAAAAGCGCAGCTTTCAATTTGTTTAAATCTTCTTTACATAAATACTCATTAGCATCTTTAGCACCTTCAAACTCTACATACAAACATCTTTCAATACCCAAACGATCAACTAAATCTGATCTTAGTTTTCGCCCTGCGGCATCATTGTCAAGGCAAAGGATAAATCTTTTTTTATGAAATATTTGCTCAATACAGTTATCCAAATATGAAAGATTATTATTAGTCAATGTTGCACCATTTGGGACACTCAGCACATTCATTATCCCTAATTCCATAATGCTTAATGCATCCATTTCACCCTCAACAATAAACACATCATCAACTGTCTTAATGCCATCAAGGTTATAAAAAATCAATTCAGCGTCCTTGTACATTTTGAAATCCTTGTCTTTGCCCCTGTACTTGACATTGACTAACTTTTCATCCCTGAAATAGTTGAATTGAATAGTAATTATTTCTTTACCAGCCTTTGGCATCCATTCCATTCCTTCGGTTACCATTGCCCTCTTAAGCGTACCCTGTGATATTTTACGGCTCTCAAAATACCTGACTGTTAAATCTGAAAGTTCAGTATTGTTTTTCCATGCAGGGACTTTGTACTCAACTTTCTTGTCAGGCTTAAGGAAACCTTTAAACCCGCAATGATGACAAAACCAAGTTTGTTTATCAAGATTAACGGACAATACTTTTGCCTTGCGGTTTTTTGCTGACCTATCATCTGAACATTGCGGGCAACGGGTTGTTACCTCACCACTAACTTTGTTTGATTGAATTTCAATATTGTAGTCTGAATAGTTCATCGAATAAATAATGGTTTATTAGGTTGCTGCTGAGGTGTTATTTTAATTTTATCATCTTTTAACCAATTCAGGGCGGTAAGGTATAAATCTGAATACTGTGTATTCTTTTTGAAATTCTGGATTTTATTTAAAACATGGTCAATTTGATCAATGGTGAAATTCTGTTCTTTCAACTTATCGATCTGTTCATTTGAAATTGAAAGATGGGCGAACTCCCTATACATTATTTCTTTATTATCTTTATTTCCTTTATTAAGTTGTAGGTAGTTAGCGTTTACTTTGTGTGTTACTTTGCGTGTTACTTCACGTTTACCATCTACCTGATAACTGTTATAATTCTCAATGTTTACAAGGGTTGTGCTTTGTTTCCCTTTTCCAATTATTTTTGTCGTAATCATGCCATCTTTTTGAAGTAATCTAAAAAACGCCTGTACTGTCTTAGGAGTTGTACAAAGAAGTTTTGCCCATGATCTTAAAGAAATACAAGACTGACCACGTTTTATGTCAAAAATCTCACCACCTAGATTAAATTTATTATCCGTATAATTAACTTCAAGCAGCATAATAACCCACCATTTGAATTTTTTGTCATCTTTGAATATCCAATGACTGATGATCTTTCTATTAAGCGATATAAAGCCTTGCATTTTGAGTTAAATATATAATTATTTGTATGTGGAAATTAGTTAAAGTTCATGTGTTTTCAATGTATTTTGCTGTTTTTTTAGTAAAAGTTTTCAATGCTGCTATGTTGATTATTTTTCATTTTTCGTTTAGTTGATTTTCTTTTGTAAGGGTATCAGGAATTAAAATAGTTTCAATTATTTTCTTTAAATTGGTTATACCCTTGTTGAATGGTTTTTATTTCGTGCTGATGATTTACTTTTTCAGGCACTTCATACTTGTGAATATGATAGTAGTTTCTTTTTCTGTATTCTGCTTTTATATCACGCCAAAACGCTTTAAATATCTCTTTGGCAAAGAAGTACAGTTCATACAAAATTGTGTTCTCAAAACGCTTATTAAGGTCGTAATGATTCCATATTAAGGCTATAATACAGAATAGAACTATTGACGATAAGATGTATATGGCTATCATGGTGTTTATTTTAAAAGTTCTGGGTTTTGGTGAATGTCCCCAATGATTAGGCAGCCTTCAATATCTTCTAAACTTAGCCATTCGCCATTCCCTACTGCTACAAAATTGTATATATCTTCATACCATTTGATTTCATACTTTATAAATCCTGTAACTATTAGTTTATGACCAATTTCTTCATATTCTGGAACTTCTACTATATCTCCATCAAACACTTCTTTACCATTCTTATCAAGTAAGCCTGTGAATTGCCCAACTGAATCAGGTTTAACTTCGCAATATTTATAATCGTTGTAATGCCCACTTTCCTTATCAAATGCAGTAAACGCAACGCCAATTTCTACACCTTCAAATATTTTTAAATCACCGTAAGCCCATTGCTTCGTGTCAAATCGTAATCCTCTAAATTTTATTACTCTGTTCATATTTTAAATTTTAATTTTTTGTTCTAAAAGTTCTGAAATCTGTTCTGTCATGTCTTGTAGTGGGGCGAATCGACTTTCGTCAAACCAAATCGTATTATTGCTACCGTTATTCATTGTTTTGTTGCAATACCTACAATTTGTTCCGTATGTATTTGCGTCTTTGGGGTCTTTTTTACCAACATCAATATCTGCATTTGAACAGCATCCTTTCCTGATATCGTTTATTTTATAAATATTGCCTTCTTTTACAAATCCTTCTTTGTGGAATTCTACGCACACTATTTCTTGTCCTATATACCAGTTCATAATTTATTTTTTAAAAAGATTGTTGTTAAACCGTGATAAGTTGTTTTTCGTATTCAAGAATTTTATCCGTCAATGTTTTTTTGTCTTTTTCGGTAACTTCAAATAGAAACTTGTTTATGTTTGAATAATTACCGCCATCAATTACATAAGACATTTCTTCATCAGAAGCCCCTGCGAGCCAATACAACTGCTTTTGTAGCTCGAAGTCGTCTAACTCATCAGCAAACTTTCTAAGTGCGTCTAATTCTGATTGATATGGGCAATAAACTATTAGTTCTGCTTGTATAATAGGTTTTTCTTCGGTACTTAAAAGAATAACATTAGATACAAGCTGCCAAAACTCACTCGGAAATTCCTCTTTTAATTGCTCTGGGTCGTTCGTTTCAAATGTTTCGATAATCTCGCAGAACTTTTTTAATTGAAATGCTTTAATATCATATACGACAGTTTCACCTTTTTTACCCTCTGGACTTCCTGCCCATGATTTTATTGTAGGGTGTAATATTGATGTACTGCTTGTTAGGGTATATGATTCATCTAAAAGATTGCTGAATACAAAAGATTCGCAAAGGTGACCCCACGCAATATCCCTTGTGCTGACTTCTTTTGTCAGTGACCTCCCTAACTTACGTTCAAAGTTTAATTCTTTGATATAGGTCTTTATTTTAGCAGGAGTGGCGAATAGCTTACCCATACCGCTAGATGTAAAATTGCCTATCCTTACTTTTGAATTTCTTATTGTTTCCATAATTATAAGTTTTGAAGTTTTGTAAATAGTTTTTTGTAAGAATTGGTTTCTTTGTTATTGATGATCCGCTCGGCATTGGCAATATCTTCTGCACTCATATTTTCACGTTTAAGTTCAAATAGTTCCACCAGATCTGCATTGTTTGGATTTTCGTATGTCATAGTGTGCGCCAAAGTATCGGGACGGTTTAAATCCCTGCCAAATAATTTTCCAATGTGTTCACACGCATCTTTTATAGCGTAACTTTTAGCTGCCGGCAATGCTTTCATAATAGCATCTTGTTTAATCGCTGACAAGTCGGCTGCGCTCGCCCCTGCATCCGTTTGAACACCTACCGCCCCGACACCATCATGGTATTGCATTTCGCCCGTCACAGGGTTTCTATAATGAACCCTTACACATACGGATACAGAGTTGAATAATTGCTGAGTTGATTTAACTTCTACATTCCATATTTGGAAAATCTTTGTCATTAAGTATTCGACTTTATCAATCGGCAAATACTCAATCGGTACTTTTGCGCTAGATTTTACACCATCCTTTTCTATTATAACAGTCTTTCGGGCGAATGGGTGTGGCTTAGTCCACTTTGTAGGAACTTCACTATTTACAAGCGCATTAAAAGCATCATTCTTAAAAGCAACCTGTAAATCTTGATTGAGTTCTTGTAATGTAGGGAGATTTGATTGTGTCATATTTTGGTTTTAAAGTGTTTCTATTTGTGATAGCGCCCAAGTTTTAAATCCTTCAAATCTTGCAGTGATAACGCTGTAAACTGCTTTTGATTCCTGTTCTTTTAATTCAGGTTCAGGCAAATAGATACCATCAATTGCAAGTTTCAACTTGCTTTTATCTGGGGCTTTAGCTGCTTTCTTTTCGGCTGCAATACGTTCCTTTTCTTCTGCAATTTTCTTATCCTCAATTTCTTTTAAACGCAATGCTTCTGCCTGTTCTTTTTCTTTGGCTTCACGGATTAGTCTATCGTTCTCAGCTTTCTGCTTTGCAAGAATTTCATCCTGTTTTGCTTTTGCTGCTGCTGCCTGTTTCCTTTGAGTTTCTAACAGTTCATCCGCTTTTTTGCGTTCTGCTTCAAGAATAGCCTGTTGTTTTATGCGCTCTTTTTCGGCTTCTTCACGCTGTTTTGCAAGTTCAAGTTCCTTTGCTTCGTTCTCTGCTTTCAATCTCTCAAACTCAATTCTTTGCGCTTCCTTACGGGCTTCTTCCGCTTTAATTTCCGCTTGTCTGGCTTCTTCGGCAATACGTTCATCTTCAATATCCTTGTCACGCTTGGTTATTAAGCCTGTCAATGTAATTTCAAACATATCATCGGTTAATCCTGAAATCATGGCACTTGAAACATCTGGAAATTCTTTAAGCCTATCCATTCTTTGTGCGGTGCGTTCTGCTAAAACTCTGGCATCATAAAGTTCTTTGAATTTTTCCTGTTTTTCGAGGCGCGCTTCAATCGCTTCACACGCTACCCAGATTTTATTACGAACTTCCTGAACGGCACTATTGTATTTTAGTGATTCAGCTTTTAGTTCATCCTTAACATCATTGGCACGATTACGGATATTTTTAATTGCTTTTCTTGCTTCGCTCGCTTGTTTCATTAATTCTACCTGTGTAGGCTCATTAACTTCGATTTGCAAGGCTTTTTCTTTCCATTCAGCGAATTGTACCGCAAAAGGCATAAATGCTTCTGTAATGGCTTGTTTTGTTGTTAAGGCTAAACCATTGATAGCATCAACTTGTAAAATTTCGGGTGTAGTTTGAATTGTATTTTCCATTTTTGTATTTTATTATTCGTTTTCTGTTTTAGTTTCTTCTTCCATCCAACTGTAATCTTCATTTTCTAAATGCTCTATTTCAGATTGTTTAATCCTATTGAATTGCTCATCTGATAGGTTATTAACTGTGTCGATAATATCCTGAGAATGAAGTTTTGCTTTTTTGTCGGTCATGATTTTAGTGTTCTATTTGAGTTTTCAGATATTCAATTTCATCTGTTAATGTCTTTTCTTGCTTTCTCAGGTAGTCGTTATCTTTATCAATATCGAAAATCTGCATTTGTAATTCATTGCCCCACTGCCTTAATTTTGTATTCGCCTGTCTTATCTTCTCCATTTCAGCAACAATTTCCTTTGATTGAATTTTGTATTCAGTTTGTTCATCATTATTTTCATCCCAATCAATACTTTCTATCCAATTAATAACAGTATCTATTATTGGGCAAGTATTTCCTATTGGTGCGTAATCTGTAATTCTAGCCATGTTTTTTAGTGTTCAAATTCCTTACTTTCATGAGCATGGTTTTTTATCATTCTTTTATGATAGTTACCGTTGTCTGCATCGCTTTCTAAATCTACCCAGTACTGTTCTTTGGACATTTGTAAGTGAATGTTCCCAATGATTTCAAAGTCCACAAAATCTGCATGTCGAAATGTTCTTTTGTTCCAATTTCTACTATTTTTGGAATGATGCTTTTTGTTGACTAAAACAAAGCACCCATCTTCATAAATAACTTCACATATAGTCTGGTATGGGTTTGTATGGTTGCCATTCCTATTGCCCAAAGATTCTAACGATACTTTTACCAAATCCCCCTCATACATTTCTTTTCCGTTCTTGTCAGGCTTTCCACTTGAATACTCAATTGATATTGATTTGCAAGTAACGCTGTAATCATATTGTCCTAAATCTGTTTCAGGATATAAATCACCGTTCATATCTATTTTTATAGAATCATTGAAACATTTATTTTCATTATCCCACGCTCTGAATTTTCTGTTCATAATTTTTCATTTTCTTCAAGTTGTTTTAAAAGTTCGTCCGCTATTGCAATTGCATCAGATGCAATGAGTTTAGTTACAAGTTTTCCATCTGTTATATAAGGGCAGTTGTGCATTGATAGATTAGATAAAATACCCTGCATGGCAAGACCTGAAAAGTGGTGCATGAAATACTTTTTATAATCCTCTTCTGAATAAAAATCATTTGGGTCTTTCATATCTTATTCAATGATTAAAGTTTCGTTTATAGAGCCTGAATGATTGTTGTTAATGGCTTCTTGTGGGGTTTCTGTATCAATCATTGATAAGATTTCTTTGGTGTTTTCGAGTTGGTTAATTACCTGCTCAATGAATTCTTGTCGTCCATGACGATATAATTGGCCTATTGCATTAGTCAAAGCAATGTCAATGTTGTGTCGGTGTTCTTCTGTAAATGGGTTATTCATTGTTATAAATTTTTAGTGAAATCTTTAAGAAATTGCAAAAGTGTTTGCTTTAAAGCAGCAGCATCAGCAGCAGCATAAGCAGCAGCATCAGCAGCAGCATCAGCAGCATAAGCATAAGCAGCAGCAGCATAAGCAGCAGCAGCATCAGCAGCAGCATAAGCAGCATAAGCAGCAGCATCAGCAGCAGCATCAGCAGCATAAGCATAAGCATCAGCAGCAGCATCAGCAGCATAAGCATAAGCAGCAGCATAAGCAGCAGCATAAGCAGCACGCCTAGCGGCTCTCAAATCGTCAATATTGATATTCCCTTTTAAATACTCTTTGGCGGCTTCGATGGCTTTTCTTGGTCGTAAATCATCGGGGTATTTATTCTCATAAATATGTACTACTATTTCAGCCACACCTATAGCAATTTGTTGATTTTGCTCTTTTGTTGCTACTTTTTTGCAGAAAAACCAATACTTATCTTTTAAAGATATTTCAGAATTGATTATTGAATCTAAGGATATGCTTTCCTGACTCATGAATGAACATTTGTTTAATTGTTCTAAGTCGTAGCATCCTCGGTTGTCTGTCATGAATTGTTTTGTGAAGTTCATATTTATTTTGTTTTAATTGTTTCGTCTATCATTTCAATGATTGAATCAAGATGGCTTGCAAACATCATTACACCGCCTTTTTCTGCTGTAAAGCCTGTAAACCATCTACCCAAAGTGAAGCCCTTATAAGGCAATAGAAGTGTTTTTGATAAATAGTTCATGAGTTGAATTTTTTATTCAGCTTTTCAAGGAATTTTACTTCTGCCCTGTCTGCTGATTTAAGATTAGTTTTCTTTGCCGGTGCAATCGCTTCTTCAATGCGTTTCATCTTTTTAAGGATGATTTTGTTTTGCTCGAATATTTCCTCTAATGTGATCTGCATGGCTTTTAAGCGGTTTGAAGTGATTTGTTAAGATTCACATTAAGGAGCCTATGTAAAAACTCTCTACCTCTTTCAGTCCATACAGTCAACTGATTGGTTCTTTGTTGTCCGGTTGTATCTGTATAGGTATGAGTACGGGTTGTAGTATATCCTTTGTCGTTAAACTGAGCGTTAAGAACCCAAACACCGGATACTCTTCTGTGAATGTTTTTCTCTTGCAGGACTCTGTTCAATGCAATAGCACTCATTCCCAATTCTGCTGCTATTAATGTGATTGGCCATGAATCACGAGATTGCATAACCTGTTCATGGTATTCGACTATTGGGGCTTGCTTCTTTATGGTTTCAGTTAAAAGGCGTGTTTGCTCTTCTGCCATTTCTGCTCTGTTTTCTGCATCGAGAGCCATAAGGAGAATTTCTTTTGCTGTCATTCTCTTAACTGGGCTTATTTCTGTTTTGCCTGTTTGGAATAGTTCGTCCAGTTTCTTTATACAGAAAACTTTGAAAGCTGGATTTATCCATTGTGCAAATTCGATAGCCACATGACGAACAGCCCATGTCCCTTGCTCGGCTTGTCCGCCCTTGTTCGATATGATAATATTCATATCGGGATATTCACTAGCATAAGCGTTAAGGAACGATTGAGTGCTTTTTGTTTTACTCCAATCAGCGACCAGTTTTCCAAAATGATTTGCAATTCTCGTAAGGTTAACCATTCCGGTTTCCCTGTCAACCTCCAATATAGAAGGGTCAAATGTTTTAATTAAATTATTCATTATTTGAAAATATTATTTAAGAAAGTGAACCCACCGACTTGCGCGAACTGTGCGAAAACGTCTGTTGGTTTAGCCTGAACTTTAACAGGCACATTGTTTAAGAACATTACAGCATTACCTGCCTGTAAATAAACTTTGTTGTTTAGGATTATTGTTTTCATGCTGATAATTGAAATTCGTTAAAGTATTTGGTTAGCTTTTCTATAACCATTTGCGTGGCCTTACCTGTTCTTATTGCATTACCAATAGTAAGTACACTAAGTCCGGTTGATTCTGAAATAGCAGGATATGTAGTATCATACATAAGTGCCTTCCAATTTTTAATAGTCTGTTTATCAATGGGTTTGCGTTTCATGTGAATTTTGATTTTATTTTTACTATACTTTTAGTATATCTTTGTATATCAACAGTGCAAATATAGTATATAAGCTAGACCAAACAAGAAAAAAATCTAGATTTCTAGGTTTTTATACTTAACTGTCTAGCATATAATCAAATAAAATTATAAGAAAACTAGAAAATACACATAATAAAATGAAAACATCGATTAAAACAAAAGAAAAACCGAACGAAAAAGAAAAAAACCGAACGAAAAGCGACTCAAAAGTCACCGAAAGGCTTCTTGATTACTTAAAAACTAGCGGAATTAATAGAAATTCCTTTTACGTCCAGACAGGAATATCCAATGGGTATTTAGATAAGGCTAATAGTATTGGCTCTAATATGCTCGAGAAAATACACTATGCTTTCCCTGATTTGAATATTGGCTGGCTAATTACCGGCGAAGAGGAAATGATAGAGCAAAAAGTTGGAAACGACAGGATTAAAAGTCTGCCCGTTTTCGACGTATACGGACACGCTGGTAAAACTACACTTGTAAACACTATGGAAGAAGCACACATTATAAATTACGTCAAAGTCCCCGGCTATGAGGATTGCATGGGTTGGGTGAGAGTTAAAGGAGATTGTATGGCACCATTCCTTAAAAATGGCGACTACATCGCGGTAAAGAAAGCTGACATTAATAATATAGCATGGGGTCGAGCCTATTTTATATTATTTGGTGGTGAGTTTCCTTTAGAACCGGAAGTAAAATACATAAGAAAAGGGAAAGACCCCGAACACTGGATATTGCGCAGCCATGATTTAGATAAATATGAAGACCAAGAGGTCAGCACAAGGCTTGTAAGCGCAGTTTATCGTGTCAGAGGTGGAATAATAGATATTTAATTATATTTGCAAAAACTAAACTATATGAAATTATTATTCATTATGGCATTTTTAACAACAAATGTCATAATTTCTCAGGTGCCTGACTGTGGTGATGTATCTACTAAAGTTGATAAATTTGATGGCTCCAAAAAACATTCATCCCCAACAGACAGGCGGATAATATTTGTAAAGCATATCGACAAAACAGATACTACATATTTTATTCATTTAACCTCTTATGGCGTAACTTTGGCTATTGGGGATGGTGTTACGTTGCTATTGTCGGATAGTAGTAAAATATCATTCCCAAGCGCTGAAATAAAAACTTCTGTAGATGATTATGGGTATAAGTATTCGGCATTACTTATAGTTACTCGAAAACAAATTTATAAAATATATAAAAATCCCATAACTGATTTTAGACTTTATGTTTTTGATACTGAAATACCTAAAGAAAATCAGATTATGTATAAAACTTTTCTTGACTGCATGCTAAACTTTTTTTAATAATGAAATATCTAACCTTTTTAATACTTTGGCTTTTGTTTTCATGCCAATCACAAGCTGAAAAAGACAGAGAGTTGATGGAGTCATTGTTACTATCTAAAACAAATATCGAAAGCGAATTGAAGTATTTAAGTGATTCTGCAAAACGACAAATAAACAGGGTGTTGCCAGAAAAATACTATGATAGCAGCAATGGCAAAGATGAATATTATGATAGCGTTTGGCTTAAAACATATTCGGCATTTTACCCGCATGTTGGAGATTTGGAAGATTCGCTCCAAAAAATAGAACTTGAAATAGAAAAACTAAAACTACTAAAATAATGAAATACACAAAATTAATTATCATTTGCATTCTGCTGATTGCCGGGTGCAAAAAAGAGCCACAGGATCGTAAAGTTGAAATTATTGGAAGTAATTGTGCTTATCGATATTCGTTTCACGGAGATGGAGGGCCAACGGATAGCGATGGTGGTGGCGCAATGGCAAAAGAAAATGCTGTCAGCACATTTATGGCGTATGGTGGATATAAATATAGAGTTGACATAATCGGAGATAGTACTGATTTTAACTGCATGATTAAGATTGACGGTAAAAATGTCTACCACCATGACGGCAAGAACCAACTATTTGAATTCTAATCTATGGAGGTAACACTTGCAGAACTTCACGAGGTTCAAACCAATGTTCTGAAAGACCCATTTTTCATTGATAAAATAATGAATGTAACCACATATACAGATAGATATATATGCAGGGCTACTATCAGTTTTAATAATGGCAGTACTTACGGGGCGCAGGTTGTCGAGGCAAAGGATTTAGTTGAGTTATTTGCAAAACTAGCAGAAACGCTAAATGAGATTCGAGAAAAAGGATTTAGTATTTAA